AGGTCACAACATAATTGACTATGACATACCTGTTCTTGAGAAGATACTGGGTACAGACTTCAGCAAATGTAAAGTCACAGACACGCTAGTCATGTCACGATTAGCTAACCCACAGCGCGATGGCGGTCACTCGCTAGAGAACTGGGGTAACATATTGAACCAACCAAAAGGAGAACATTATGATTGGGATAATTTCTCGCAGGATATGGTGGACTACTGTCGCCAAGATGTGCGAGTTAATAAACTGGTGTACCAGAAACTCCTCACTGAGCTTACTGGTTTTGGAAGCGAAAGCATCGAGCTTGAGCATAGAGTACAAGATATTATATGTGGACAGATTAAAGCAGGATGGACGCTAGACCAAGAGAAAGCGTTCTTATTATTAGCAGAACTAAAGGAGAAGAAATATGAACTTGAAGATGAAGTGTTACAGACTTTCAAACCGTTACCAACATTTGTCAAAGAGATTACCCCCAAGGTTAAGAAAGATGGTACGTATTCGGTTGTTGGGCTTAAATTTCTAGGCGATCAATGGACTACCGCAGTCGCTCCCTTCAGCCGTATAGACTACCCTGTGTTTAACTTGGGTTCTCGACAGCAGATAGGACGATACCTGCAATACTTTGGGTGGAAGCCCAAGCAGTTCACTGAGACAGGACAGCCTATCGTAGACGAGGCAGTGCTAAGTAAGGTGCAAGGTATACCGGAGGCATCCCTGATTGGCGAGTACCTGATGATACAGAAGCGTGTAGCACAGGTTCAGAGTTGGTTAGATGCAGTCGAGGACGATGGTAGAGTACATGGGTACGTCAATGCTTGTGGTGCTGTGACAGGCCGTATGACGCACTCTAGTCCCAACATGGGACAGATCCCCGCAGTCTATTCACCCTACGGCAGAGAGTGTCGTGATGTGTGGACAGTACCGGAGGGATATAAACTTGTGGGCTGTGACGCTAGTGGTTTAGAGTTGCGTATGCTTGCCCATTACATGAATGACGAGGACTACACTAATGAAATTCTCAATGGAGATATTCACACGGCAAACCAGTTGGCTTCGGGCGTTGAAACTAGAGATCAAGCAAAGACTTTTATATACGCTTTCCTTTATGGAGCAGGAGACGCCAAGGTCGGAAGTATCGTTGGAGGAACTAAGCGTGATGGTGCAAGACTTAAGGAAAAGTTCCTCTCAAATACGCCATCTCTTAGAGACTTACGAGAGCGAGTTGGAGTGGCGGCTTCAAGAGGCTATGTTCTTGGCTTGGATAGAAGACGGGTGTCAATACGATCCGAACATGCTGCATTGAACAGTCTATTGCAGTCAGCAGGTGCTGTAGTGATGAAGAAAGCCCTATGTTTGTTGCATGAATACGCTACACTCTGGGGTATAAAGTTTAACATTATAGGAAATATACACGATGAAATCCAGACAGAGGTCGAGCAAGAGAAAGCAGAGGTTTTCGGACGGTTGGCAGTCAGCTGTATTGAAGCGGCAGGACTCCACTACAAACTCAACTGCCCTCTCACAGGAGATTACAAAGTCGGAAACAGTTGGGCAGACACGCATTAACCCTGCCACTGGGAAGCCCATGTACTACAAGGATAACCCTGAGACTAAGAAGCAGGAGAACGCTAAACAGATGTACGTCAACGGTAAATACGTACCTAAGTCTCACCCCCTGTACAAAGCAGGAAGGTACAAAGGGTTTGAGGATGCGGCCTTTAGTTCCCTAGAGAACTACAAGTCTAATCCAGAGGGTCAGGTGTACATTATAACTAACCCTGCATGGGAAGGTTGGGTCAAGGTAGGTATGGCAGTAGACGCAAAGGACAGACTGAACAGTTATCAAACCAGTTGCCCTTTCCGCGATTATGTGTTATACTATAGTTATGAAACAAAGGATAGACGTAAAGCAGAGTCTGAAGCACACAGCAAACTAGATGAAAAGTTTGAGCGTAGGAAAGAGTGGTTCAGATGTACACCAGAGGAAGCGATTGAGGTACTGACATGAAGACAACGGACACTGTAGTACAGGACATCTACGCATTGATGGAAAGCAAAGACGCTGACCCATCTGTGGATGTAGAAGCAGAGATAGAGAAATTTGGTGAAGGCGTCAAGGCACTGATGCGTACTGAGTTTGGTCGGAAGAAGCGAGAGGATAACCGCAAGCTACGCTTGTCGAACATTGGCCGCACCGACAAGTATCTCTGGAATCATGTCAACGGTACAGAGGGAGAGAAGCTACAGCCTCACACCTACATCAAGTTTATGTACGGTCACTTGATTGAGGAGATGCTGTTGTTCTTGACTCGCATGGCAGGACACACAGTCACTGACGAGCAGAAGGTGTGTGAGGTCGAGGGTATCATAGGTCACATGGACTGCAAGATAGATGGCGTAGTGACTGATGTTAAGTCTGCCAGTAGCTTTGGGTTTAAGAAGTTCAAGGATGGATCACTGGCCTTTGACGATCCCTTTGGTTACGTAGCTCAGATCAAAGCATACGCCCACTCAGAAGGCGAGACACAGTTTGGTTGGTTAGCTATGGACAAAGCCAATGGTCACTTGACTTATCTCAAGTATGATCTGGAGGACACAGAAGCACCAGTGTACGAGGCTATCAAAGGTGACATAGCAGAGAGAGCGAGACTTGTAAAAAAGCTAGTAGAGCAACCAGAACCGAAAGAGTGGTGCTACCAACCTGTGCCAGACGGCAAGTCAGGAAACTCAAAGCTCTCTATTGGTTGCTCGTACTGTCAGTTCAAAGACCACTGCTACCCAAATTTAAGAGTCTTCAAGTATTCATTCGGACCAAAGTTTTTGGTAGACGTTATTAACGAACCAAGAGTAGAGGAGATCACGCTAGATGAAACGGGCTTTTAGATCAGGACTTGAGAAGGATTTATCAGAGAAGCTAGACGGACAGTACAAGTTTGAGCCTTATGATTTACCTTATACAGTACACAAGAAGTACCTACCGGACTTTGTTCACGAGGGTAAAGCAATACTAATTGAGTGCAAAGGTTTCTTTAGGGTTGGTGATACTCAGAAGTATACCGCCATACGAGACTCAATGCCAGAGTGGGAGTTAGTCTTTGTGTTGTCAAACCCTAGCAAGAAGGTACGCAAAGGTGGCAAGATAACAATGGGAGAGTGGTGTGACAAAGAAGGATTCAAACACTTTACTATTGAGACTTCCAAAGAACTAACACGTTATATTAAAAGGAAGAAAGTATAATGGCTATGACACTAGAGGAGCTTAAAGAGAAATTAGTATTGCATCTGGATGAAGAGTTGACTTGTGAATTATTATCAATCACGACATACGATTTAGTAGAGGCATTTGAACGTAGGATAATTAGAAACTTTGACAGAATAGCAGAGGACTTTGACGATGAGATTGAATGACGTAAGCCCCGCAGAGTGGGACAGGGTAACAAAGACAGGACTAGAGAAGTGGCAACAGTTGGCTGAAGAAGAAGCTAAAGAGTTAGACCCAGTGAATAACCCAAGCCATTACAACACAGGCGAGATAGAGTGTATCGATGCAATACGAGAGTCCATGTCCAGTGTTGCATTCAAAGGCTATCTCAAGGGCAACTGCATGAAGTACCTGTGGCGTTACGACTACAAAGGTAAACAGGTACAGGACTTACAGAAAGCAGGTTGGTACTTAAACAAACTAACAGCAATGGTAACAGAGGAGAATAACTAGTGGATCAGTATCAACAGTTTATACACAAGAGCAGGTACGCACGTTGGCTACCAGAGGAAGGTAGACGAGAGCGTTGGGACGAGACAGTCAACAGATACGTAGACTTCTGGAAAGACCGTGGACAGATAAACGACAAGGAAGCACTTAAGTTATTCAATGCTATCTTTAACCTAGAGGTCATGCCCAGTATGCGCTGTATGATGACAGCAGGAGAGGCACTGAACAAAGATAACGTAGCAGGGTTTAACTGTAGCTACCTACACATTGATTCACCACGTAGCTTTGACGAGCTTATGTATGTACTGATGTGCGGCACAGGTGTGGGCTTTAGTGTTGAACGTAACTTTATCAACAAGCTACCTGTAGTGGCTGAGACATTCCACAAGACTGACAGTGTGATCGTAGTAGCTGACAGCAAGATAGGTTGGGCATCTGCATTCCGTGAGCTTATCAGTCTGCTGTACG